GTCACGCTGTGGGCTACGGTCTACGGCCCTGTACATTCCCGAAGTATTGGTCCCTCGAGTGTTGAAAATTTAAGCAACAAAAACTCCGCCCAAGGGTGGAGAAAAGCTGTTCAACACACGAAGTAGTCACTGTACTATGACATTACTTCTACCTGTATGGCGAATTCATGCCAGCGACGCTGATCTTCTTACTTGTAAGTTTGAAGACCTCGCGTAACTGCAGAGATTACAGGTACTTGGGGGGAGTTCCTAGCTGGGATCATTGGCGGTGGTCCCACTAGGAAGAAGAAGGAGAAATCGTCAGCCGCGGCCTCATAGAGATCGACGGCAGCCGGATTCCCCTTCAACGAAATCGCTGCACGAATAGTTTCACCAAAACTATTCCCGCCCACTACACCAGCTCGAAGAGAGTTGTAGAATGGCAAATTGACGGCAAGCGAGTTGTTCAGGATACCGTTCTGGAAGTATCCCGACTGGGGTGCCAGCGACTTAACTTGAGTCGCCTGCAAATCGTTTGTAGCATCCATCGTCACTTCAGACAATGCCTGCCACGGGAGATTAGCCTTAAGGTTGGTTCCACCAGAATAGAACCTGTAGAGGTAAGAGATGGCCGAAAACATCGTCTCAGGAAGATACGCGCCACTTGCATTTTCCTGAAATTCAATCGTCCGTCTCCCCGCAATGGAAGCATCCGCAGAAGTGGAGTTCGCCAGTCCAATCGGGTTATAAGATAGGAAAGCATCGGGACCGATGCTCAACACCTTATTAAATCGTTTCATTAGGGTTCTTAATGAAAGATTGTACTCTCCGACTGTAGACTTACGAACTTCATTCACTGAGGATGCCTCCATTTCGGGACCTCCATGGGCCTCTGCCTGCAAAGGAGGCGAGGGCACTTCGGGTGTTATCCCAGTTGTGTCCTCACCCTCAACCGCGCTTGTTTCCTGTTGGTCTAAGGGCGCGCTTTGAGCAGAGGTTGATGACGTGTTGGGCGTAACAGTCCAACTCGTCACCAAACCTTCAACCGCACTTGAAATCAATTGGTCTGAGAGTGCGCTTTGTATGACATTGTCGACGACAGATATTGTAAAATTGAAAACATCAGGAGCTACAACACCAGCGTCGTCAAACACTATTATAACACTTGCTGCGTATGTACCATTTGGTGCAATGTATGGTTGTTCTACAACACCAGGCAAATACGTTTGCAGGGAATTCGGATCCACAGCCCACCGTGTTAACCCTCCATTTTCGAGAGTTTCACGAAGAGCATAGTTGCCGTTGAGATCAAAGACCTCAAACGATCCGTCACTCCACATGTTAGTCAAATAGTTTGCCAATACAATTGAAGGATCGTCTGGAGTTGGTGCACTTCCGAAGCCGGCCATAAGTTGGAGGTCTGGCTTGGCGACTTCATACGTACTAGTCCCTCTAACTGAAGGAATAATCGTATACTGCTGGGCAAGAGTCTCAGGAGCTAAAATTTCAGTGAAACAGTAGATCCCGACACTCCCCGTACTTGTTTTCAACGAATACATGTCCGGGGCACCATTCAGCAGAGAAAGTGTCCTCTTCCAGGGTTGGTTGGATTGATACGGTACAGTGAAAACGAACTCAGCACCAGTACCCTCATTGTTAGCTTCTTCCAGTTGATATATCGTATTGATGTTATTCGTCATCTCTTGGGTTAGAGTTTTCGGAACATCAAGAACGGCCGTTTCTGGGAAGAAAACTGCAATGAGTCTACCGGTGTGAAATTCCGACCGCACAATGTGGTACGTGAATTCTAATTCCCCTCTCCAAAGACGGTGTAGAGCTGTTGCATAATACATGGCTCCACAACAAATTTGGGTGAGAGTCGAAGAATCCGTATACGACGGTTGTGCGGGCGAAACCGGATGTGAATAGATAAGAGCGTCGGGTTGTGACTCTTCTAACGTAATGATCTTACGATCAAAAATGTTAGGGCGTTTGAATATATATCCAAGAGCCATCTCATCTTGAACTTCCGGTGTTACGTTCATACTGCATATCTTATTGTCCTGAATCATTGCTAAAGCCTGAGATTCTTCAGGTCCTTCACCATGCATCATTCCCCTCGCAGGAGCGTTGAACATGGGAGAAGGTGTCGCGTCTATGTTGGGTTTTGACCATCCGAAGATTTGGGCAACCCCATTCACGCAGCGAGACACCCATCCCACGACCAAAGCACCTATTGAAAGGTAGGGAATTCCCGTGGTAGCAACAGCAGCTGCTACCTTGGTTATCTCCGCTGATATCCTGGTTACAGGTCCCTGAGTTCTCTCCTTCCCGGCGTGCGCCTGTGCACGAATTGGTCCATTCCGTGATGTTGGAACTGCCAATTCGATATTTTGGAACTTTGCCGTTACTGTATAAGTACAGCGGGTAGAAGAGCTAGCATCAACAAGAGGAGACAGAACATAGATACGTATCGATCCGAAGGGGTTTGCGGACGTAGACAAATTATAACTATCATACACACTAGCAAACGGAATCTTAATCGTAGCACTAGACTTATTCTTAATATCTAATATCACATGGGGAAACGACGACAACGAGGGTAAGTTTTCGTTGGCCTCGGAGCGAAAACGACTAGTAGCATATGAAAAGGGCGTGTAAACTGCCATAAGACAACCCATCATGAAACGCGTTGCGTTTACACGAATGGTTAACTCGACATCCGCCTTCATATACTGATAGTTGTTAATCTTATCAACAATCTGTGTAGATTGCAAAAAGATCGCCTCGGGGAACAAAAACTCATCCTTGTAGAACGTAGCATTACTATTGTACGCTTCAAAAGGCGTATGGAGAGGGACGACAACATCTTGGGAAGTCCACTCAGATGTTTTTAGACGTACTTCACGCTCCAGAACATTCAGAAGTTGTGGGGGAATCCACACCTCTGATGCTTCCTGAACAGTGGCAGATGGTCTAAT